CACTGGGTTTAATTCCACGTTCAGTATCAAACCGAACATCATCAAATTCTTTTTTAAAGTAAAAGTCATCCAAGTTGTCAATGTCATCCCAATCATCTTTATAAAACAAAGAATCCTGTAAACAACACATGCTTACATTTCCTTTATTATAATAAAAACTATTGTACATAAACTGACAATAATTACTTTCTTTCAAATCTTTCAATTTCATTTAGTCCTTTATCTGTACCACGCTCGTCAAAAATACCTTCAATCAAGTAACGCAGTGGGGTACGTACACCAAACTGATGCTTGCCATTATCATCACTGATCCAACCCACGTGTATGCTGTTGCTTTCAGCTAATCCAAAGTCAGCACAAACACGAGTATATAAGTCTTCATAGTTACTCCACCAATAATCAACTCCAAAGTGTCGCATTGCCTCAACACCCAACCACATATCACTTACGTTAGCATAGTTAAAATCATTCATAACACTAATTGGGCCAGGAGTCTTTTCACGGGTATAACGAATACCTATACGTTGGCTTCCCATGCCTAGTGCTTTACTTAAACTTACACTAACACTGTGTATAGCAGGGTGTGTAACATCTAATTCGAAGTTACGACACTGTCCAAACCAAGCACCGTCTATGTGTACTGGAATACTGTGTTCAGCACAATAGTCAAGCAGTTTATCAAAGTCGTTGTGTACACCAGTTGTAATACAACTAGGGTAACTTACAATGAATACATCACCTGTTTGTAGTTGACTATAGTGGTCTATTTGTGATACTTTAAAATCAGTTAACCGTCTGTGATATTTGTACTCGCCCTTCATTACACTTATGCTAAGTCCATACAACTGATGCAATTCATCCAACTGATGTGTTGTACCCAATATTGCATCACGACGACTAAATGTTTCTAAACCTGTATATCTTACTCTAGTGTGTTCGTTAATCCAACGATCAATTTCTGTTAAAAAGGTTTGTGTATAAGCATGAGGGTCTTTTGGATATGTACGCATATCCAAGTTTTGTCTAAACTTAGTAAATTTACTCAAGTACATAGGACGCTGACGTCTAGTACCCAGCATATCAAATGTTATATCTTCGTATCGTTTTATATCCATTTTTCTACAATCGCATCTAGTTTACAAGGACATGCAGCATAGTTACAAACTATAGGGCTAATAGGTAGTGTGTAGTCCTCAAATATGTTTCCAATAACACCACCAACTCGTTTAGTACAACGTTTGATGTCGCCATTGGGATCTACCATAAAACGTTTAATACCTGCTGTACAAGTGTAACCTTTAAACTTGTGCATCTCTTTGTCAAGCACTGTCATAAACTTTACCTTCTCACCATCAAAGTGTAAGTTACGTGGTATTTCCCAATTAATACCAAAGTCACGCATACGATGAAAGTAGTTGTTTTGTATCCAATCACGTTGCTCGTCAGTATAGTCAAAGTAACTGTGTCCGTGAATACTTGTGCGAGTAAACTTGGGTGTAATTTCAACATTTAATGTTTTAAGACGTTCGTACAAGGCTTTAGCACGTTCAAAGTTGTCAGGTACAATCATAAGGGGTATACTAACGCTTGCTTTGTCTTGCATAATTTTAGCTACTTCATAAAAGTGATCATCATCTGCTTCTTCATAGTGCCAACTTAAAAATACAAAAGCACGTCTGATTTTAAAACTTTCCCAGTAGCGTAGTGTACGGCTTGCATTGGTGCCAAATTCCACAAAAGTTCTATCGTCACTAATAGTGTCTACAAACTCCTGAAACTTAGGCCACACTGTGGGTTCGCCACCAAGTACTTCTACGTATACGTATTTGTTGAGTTGCTTCACACGCTCTAAGAAGTCCAAGTAAGGTTGCCAGTCTTCAGGCCAACGATTACTTCCGTCACGGTGAAAGTCACTGCAATAACTGCAATTGTAGTTACACACATTGTGAATAAAAAGTGTAACAATTGCACAGTCCAGATTTTCATTAGTTATTCTCATCAAACAAACTCTTGTATTCTGGAACAATGTCTAGTATATTTTGGCCACGAATTTCATCTAGTCCACGAGTTACTTGAACAAACTCTTCTAACCAGGTTCTTCCACTCCAACATTCACCATCAGTATAACTTTCACTTAGCATAAATTTCTCTACGCTGTCAAGATGTTTTACAAAATGTTTTTTTACATTGTCAATATTATCGCTGTTAATCATCCAAGTACGCCACTCTGTATATTGCCTACTAATTTCTTGTTTAATATCATCTGGCAATACTTTAATATTATAATATTTGGGGCTGTGACACATATGAAAACTTGCTAGTGGTCTCCAACTGTGTACAGGATTAAACTTTGTAAGGCCACTTTCTTCTACTTTCCAGCGCATAAATTCTGGGAAGTGAAAAACGTTTAGTGGTGTAATAGTAAATGCAAACCAACACTTAAAGTTAATATCATCATTTGCTTCAATCTTTTTTAAGTTTTCATAAACGTGCTCCCACTTGGCAGGTGCACGTTGGTAATCAAAGATTTCATTACATGCATCAATACTTGCACCAATACGAATCTCTTTAAAGTTTTTCCATAAATCCAACATGCGCGGTGTCACATTGGTCAAGTTTGTATTGTACTCAATCTGCATATTAGCTGCACTGCCATTATGTATAAGTCTTTCCAAACTGTCAACATGTTCTTCAATAATAAGTGGTTCACCGCCCACAATATAAAGTTTTTTAGCATCCTTTGTGTATTCCTCAAAATTGGTCCAGTACATGTTACTGCCTTTAAACCAATCATATTGATCCGTTTCCCAACGCCCTTTGGCATTTTTAGTTAACTGAATGCGTTCGTGTGTGTCTTTATAATGTGTTTGTCCATTAAGTTTAACAAAGTCATCAAACCAAGTGTGGCTATCTGTTGGACCACACATGCGACATTTTAAGTTACAAAAGTTGCCATAACGAATATCAAAAAACTCTAAACTAAAGTCTTCAGTATTGATAGTACCATCTTCTTGTGTAAGCTCTGCTGCCGTTTCAGGTGTTAAATCCCAGTCATTGTATTCCATTTGCCTACGACTTAGCACGCCGTTCTTTTCTTCTTGCCTACAACGTTCACACTCAGGATGCCATTCGCCACGTAACATAGTAGCACGTACTTCACGACTTAGTTCGCTGTTGCGACTGTCTTGTAAATTGTCTCTACTAGCGTTATATGGTGTGCCATCGTCATGTCTAACTATACCACGGTTTGCTGTATAACTGTTAGCGTTACAACAAATTCTTATATCGCCATTGTTGCGAATATTAATACTATTCCAAGGTAGCGGACAGAACGTACTACAATCGCTTTGTTTAGGATTATCTACCATCAAAAATTCCTTTCATTTCTGGAAACGTGGCACTAAAACTATTGTTTCGTTGTCTGTCACACAATGCTAAAAACTCTTGCATCTCTGGCAATCGTACACTCCAGTCTTCGCTTTCCATAAACTGTAACATACCTTGCAGCCTTTTAATACCATATTCTGCTTCACGCCATTCTTCATATGTAACTTTACCTTGATGCCAAACTGGAATACTTTTTTCCCAGTTGGCTTCCCACCATGGATAAAACTCTTCATATTTTCGTCTACACTCAGTCTTAAACCATTCTGGCAATACTTTTACATTTAAATGTGCTGGATGATATACAAAGTGATAATTTACACCACCTGCACCAAATGGCCACATGTTAATTTTGTGGAAGTTCTGCTCTAGCTTCCACTTAATAAAATCAGGCAAGTAGTATACATTAAGTGCTTGGACTGCACAAGCAATTGTTACTTCTACATTGTTACTGGTTTCTTTGTCAAGTATATGAAATACTTCTTCTGTACGTTTCCATTCGCTTGGATAACGTATGTAATCATTCATTTCATGTATGCTATCTACCGAGTAGTGAAAACGCACCAACTTAAATTCTCGCCATAGATCGAATAAATCAGATCTCCATTCAACTCCGTTTGAGTTATACCGTAGTTCTAAGTTTTTTGCATGGCCTTGCTTAATACATTCTTCAAGTATTTCATAATGTTCCTCGATAATAAGACTTTCACCACCAGCAAAATAAATTTGTTGCATATTGGGAATCTGTTCATAAAATTGTTCCCAGAATACAGGATTTTGTTTGTGCCAATTGTAGCTACTACCGTTAATGCTACCTTTGTCTTGCCACATTGTATTTTCTTTCAAAATAGGATTTTGTATTTGTGGGTGTATTGCAGCGTGATCTTTTATCCAGCCTGAACTGTCGTGTGGGCTACACATAACACAAGCAAGTTGACACTTTGTACCAAAACGTAAATCAATATAAGTTAGCTCTGGAGGTACTTCTCCATCTTGTGTTGTGTTTTCCAATAAACGGTCAACATCAACACGTTGACTCCAATATGCAGTTTCCCATTGTCTTTTACTACGATGTCCTGCTGCTTCTTCTTTAAAACACTTGGCACAACTGGGCGGGACTTCGCCGTTTATCATTTGCTTGCGAACATTTCGCATATATTTGCTGTTCCAAGCACTCTGGAAATTAGTAATATTTAAATTGTTGGGCTTGCCAGTATCGTCTTTAAGTACACCAACCATACCACCATGCTCTTTATCATTAGTAGGCCCAACACTACTAGCATTAGCAGTGCAGCATACTCGCATACTACCATCTGGTCTTGTACTTAAATGTACCCAAGGTAAAATGCAAAATGTTTCGCTTTTAGTCATTATCTATTTTAATCCAAATATTTTTTTTAAACCAGTTAGAATTATCTGATGGCGGGTAATAAGTTTTGGCCCAGTTACGTTCCAAACACCACCAACATTCTCCGCATTCTTTTGTAAAGTTTTCAGTATTCCATTGATCGCCTTCACAGCTTCTAGTGAGCTTTAACATATCATTAAGTATACCGTGTTCTTTTGCTAACCAAAATACAATACGCTTATCAGCATTTCTCCAAGGCATATACTGGTATAACCAGTCATTCATACTATCATGACATACCGTTGCACTGTTCTTAAACAATACTCGATTGTCTGGTACGTCACGATGTGCTTCGTCACTTTGTTCTACACAATCATGCGGTGGGTTAAGTGTTACTCCATTATATTCAATATAGTATCTTTTTTCCGGATCAGTAACACCAGTAATACGGTCTCTGTGTTGCCAGCGTAAAAAACCGCCAACATTTTCCTGTGCATTACTATAACTGCTTATGTTTCTACCGTCTGCAAATTCATGAACCCACCAATAGTTTGCGTCTTCAACCAGTGTGTCTTTTATAGTTACTGATGGAAACTTCTTACGTACATATTCAATAATCCGCTCTGCATAAGGAACAATATAGACACGCTCATACTCAGGTATATTAGTTGGATTACTACGCTGCACAGTAAACGTTTCAATAATGGCATCATCACGATATTCACTAACTGTTTTTGCTAGTAAATATAACATAACTGCACTATCAAAGCCGCCGCTAAGTCTAACCACACTGTGCTGTGCAACACGATTAAAATATGCTGCACCATATGGTGTTTCATATCTAGTATGAAGTTCTGTTTTGTTAAACATTTATTCTTTCCCACACATTACTTGACATGTTTTAAAAGGGTTATGCTCCCAGGTATTTGAAATGCGATTCCATAATTCAATAATACTGTCAACATCATTTTCTTTTACATTTAATTTTTTATAATCTCTGCCATAAAGATCTTTTAGTGCTTGAACACGTTTTGCATCAGTTGACAACCAACAACAAGGCAAAAAAGTACCGTCTAGTTCAATAAACGGCTTTACTAAATGCTCTCCGGCGATGCACTTGGCCAAAATTTTAGTTCTACTGTTACACATTTTTGATACTCGTTGTCATTAGTTTCGATCGGTAATAATTCAGCAATAGGCATATTGTGGATATCTTCAAGATATTTAAAATGTTGATAAATGCGAGAAGTTATATCCCCAGCATTCCATGATATGTAATTTTCTGGCCGGTTGTCTGTAAATGCATGTACAAACTCTATACGATCAAATTTTAATGCACGTGCCTGATTAATTGTTGTTGCAACAGTGTCTATATTGTATGCAAATACAAGATGTTTCCAAACCAATTGTGCTGAACATACTGATCGTAAATGAATAATTCCATTTACTATACTTATACGATTTGAATTGATACGATAATTAGCACTGTTGGACAAAGTTCCGTCTATGCTAAAAACGATATTATCACGTTCATCAAGTATACTACCAAACTCACTCCACCACTCAGGAGTTTTTCCTGAACCGTTAGTATGCATGAGTATTTTTCGAGGTCCTTGCTTTTGCCACCAGGATTTCTTTTTTATATAACGGCACAACTCAAATAACTTATGATAGTAAATGGGATCTCCCCAATTGCCACATAAAAGAATGTTGGCGCTTCGATCAATGACTTGTTTGTATTTGGTCCAATCAAGTAAGTCTCGAGTAGGACCTTTTTGATATGTTCTAGCACATTCACTACACTGCAATACACACTTATGCGTGAGTCCTAAGTGTAAGTCTCTAATTTTTTTATTTTTAAAACTAGACAAATTGTGCTCCAAACGGATCAAATTCAGTACCACACTTCATTGCACAAACGCCCAGTTTACCAGATTTAATATTATCTTTTTCCCAACTCATTTCAATACTATCAAGCAATGGTCCGTCTACGACTTCTTCAATAGTATTTTCAATTACACTAATACCACTTTTCCCTCCAGCTGCATCTATATGATCCCAGATTTGTTCAACACGTGGGTCTTTATGCCACCATTTATACATACGACCAGCAGTCCAACAACATGGCATCAACAGTCCTTCTGCGGTAATAAAGATTTCCTTTTTGTCTACAGCTTTACATTTTATACTACAACTATTATAGTAGTCAGTCATACTACCATATGTCTTTTCAATTTCAGCTTGTTTTAACAATGCTAAGTTTTGATTATCTAACTTTTGCGGTTTTTGTAATAGTTGTGTTTCTTGACCTTTTCGATTTTGTGCCTGGTGTTTGTCTTTACCTTTGTTACTTGCTGTAAAGAATCTGCCGCTTTTCTTACGCTGAAACTTTTCAAAGCCCCATTCAGTTGCAAGTGCTTCAGCTTGATCAATTTGATGTTCGTTGTGTCCAAAAATAATAAAGTCCCAACGGGCTCTGCCGCCAGCCGCAATAAAGGACTTCATATTACGTTCTACATTATCCCATACAACTCCTTGGCGATATAAATGATTAGTGTCACGCAAACCGTCCACCGAAAATATGACGGTACCCATCCTTCCAAAAACTTCAGCCAACTGTCTCCACCAGTCTTCATTTTTTGCCCCTGCATTAGTATTCATACTTAGCCACATATCAGGGTTGTGTTTTCTGAAGTAACGAAATATTTCTAGTGTATCTCGAGCAATAACAGGATCTCCCAAGTTACCACACATATACATAGTCTTTAGTCGTCGAATAAATTCAGGTTTGAAGATCTGCTTACAATCTGCTAGTGTAAGTTCAGCATTAGTAATATGACGATTATCAGCACCGCCATTTTCGTTACGGTCACACATAGGGCAACTAGCTTGGCAGCGTTGTGTTACTTCTAAGTGTACCATTTCTATTTGATTGTAATTATACATCAATGTTCCATTTGGGTATCGATACATCGGCACCACAACTACAGTGTTTTCTAGTGCATGATATTGGTGAGGTAGGCAAAACTACATTATCAATATCATTAACATTTCCATATGGATCTGTAATATAACATGTTGATCCGTATATGTCTCCGTTTGGATTTATGCACAATCTATCTATACCAATATTACATTTCCAATTTAAAAACTGGTCCTGCTTGGTATTAATTAAGTCTTGTGCTGAAATCTTCTCTCCATTGTATAAAACTGTTGATGTATCAATTGTGTTTACTTTATTATACTTAGTGCGATTAATTCTTTGTACAGAAAAATCATGGTGCTCAGGTGTATACCCGTCAACCAATCCATCACCGTTATGATGTTTTATAAGTTTAGTTGCTACATCTATTTGTAAATCTGATTGTTCTAGTCTATCATAAAACTCTCGCATTTCAGTTAACTTATTGGGCGGCATCATTAAAAATATTTTTGTATTATAACGTAAGTGGAGAGATTTTGCAATCTGATAAAAATGTTCTGTGTCAGCATATTCAGTATGAAAGCTAAAAGACATTTCATCAATTGGTGCACTAAAGTTATCCCAATATCTTACACTTCTAGAACCGTTTGATGTAAATTGAATACTAGTTTTGTTGTTGTGACTTGCCACCAAATCACTACAAAACTTTTCAAACTCAGGCCACAACGTTGGCTCGCCACCAGTGATGTCAACAATAAGAGGATCGTCTTTTCGGAATTGATTAATCATATCTATTACTGGGTAATAGTTTTCAGGCCATCTATTTTTATTATCATGTAAACCTGGTGCACAGTAAGTACAATTGTAATTGCATACTGTAGTAGCAACCCAAACTAACTTTTTCCAAGGCTCGTTTAGTGTTATTTTACTCGTCATTTAATAGCTTTACATCTTTTCCTGGACCATAACGACTAGGAAGATCGCCGTACTCGTCAATATACCATTCTATAACTGCACGATACCATTTTTGACTGTCGTGGTGTGCTAGTTTATTAAATTTGTAGATGTTATTATTGGTGGCTTGCATAGTACTTAGAGCTCTGGCGCTTTCAGTTTGTAGTTGTCTTAGTGTTAAATCATTTATATCCAATTAACATAACCCTCTTGTACTTAGGCAATTCTAATTCGCCACTATATAATACCTCTGACATTGGTGCCTGTGTTTTAAATTCTTCTATATCGTTTACGCAGTTAACGTGTTCTTCTACTTGGAAAAAATTATTACTTTGTAGTATTACTAGTTTACCGTCTGGAATCTTAGCATACCATTCAGCAAAGTTTTCTATATGCTCACAGCTAGTGTTAATAATAGTATCCGGCGTGTCTGAAATTGGACGGCTCATTCGATTATTAGCATTACTCCAGAACTGCCACATATGTTTGTCATAATCTATATCCATTATATCTTGTGTAATACTTTTGAATCGCCATTGTTCCATAAACCATGGCTTGTTAAATGTTTCAGCAATGCCTACGCAAGACTCATCAATGTCAAAAGATCTAACTTTATCTACTGTGATGTCGCTTTCAAATAACATTGTAGCAAGTGTAGCATACCAACCTGCGCACAAAAACACAGTGCCAAGTTCAACATCTAGTTTTTCTAGTTCAGTTACCAACCATTGTTTGCTTTGTAGTTGTCCTCGACTAAAACAATCAGTATCAATAACTGTATTGTTTATAAAGAAACTTTTAAATGCACTAGTAAATTGTGTGTCCACATAACTATCTAGTATAGGCCACAATTTATACACGTTTTCATCAATGATTAGTTTGCGTAAATTGTCATTGCCAAGTAATTTAAAGATACTGCGTAAATTTTTATTAACTATTGCTGTACGATATAAATGTATATCCTCATCTGATTCAGAAAACAATCTAAACAAACTATACAAATTGTTTTCAATAACAGCTCTTCTTAAATCGTCACTGTGTCCACTTACATCCCATTCACTAGCTATTCTAAATATACTGTGTAGATTTTCGTCAACTACAGCTTTTCTTAGTTCTTCGTTTTCGTCACACAATCTAAAAACACTACTCAGGTCCTGATCTATAACTGCCCTTCTTAAATCCGAAAGCTCAGATATCTCCGGGTACAGTATTTCATATCTGTCTAGTAGTTCGTGTGTTTGCATTATTCTTCTGTTACGTCTTGGAAGGTCTGTCTTAGCCATTCAAAGTCATTAATTTTCTTCAATGCTTTCAAATTATTTTTATAAGTTTTTCCAAAATCAGCGCCTTGTCTTGCACCTAGTATACAATATTCACCATTGAGTTGATTTTTTCCTCGGGTACACCATACATCTAATCTATATTCATTGTCTGTATTGTCGTTGTTTGGAATGATACTGCTAGCTAGTTTAGTACATTCTCTAAATGCACTTTTCCATGCATCAAACGGAGTTGTATTAAATGCAGTAGTATTACTGATTTGAAACTTGGGAACAAACGAGCAACCCAGCGTAGTTGTCATATCAACATTCCAGTTCTTAGCATCTAATAGTGCTTGACGTGGAAATAGTTTAGCGCCTCCATAGCCGTAAATTAGATCATTTACAGGATTTCTACTACGCCAGGTATACACGCAATCGGTTTGAGAAACATGTCCATATTCTAGTTTTTCTCTACTAGGCTTAAAATCAAACTTAAACTGTTCATCGACTACTGCATCAGCATCAATTACATAAAAGTTTTTGGTTTCTGCTAGTTCTGCCGCAGCTTTGTGTGCATGGAATATACCCTTAACACCCTGCACACGTTTAGCATGCGGAGCGAACATTTGTAATATTTCAAAGTTTTCATCAGCAGTTTGTTCGTGATAGCTGATTTGTATTACATCTAGCATCGTGGGCAGGCTTTCTTTATTTTTATTATACTTAAAAGGATTGAATATGTCAAGTAACAATCTCACATTTCCTATTCATATATAAACGGATCACGTTTGCGAAGCTCTTCTAGTCGTTTTTTTAGTAGCTTCTTTTGTTGATAACGATCCCAAGGATACATTATAAAATTTCTTATTCGGGTAAACATACTTGTACTCCATATTGTTTGGTCCAACGCTTTGCGTCTTCTCTTGTATTTACTAGAGGCTCGCCTTTGATATTCAAACTTGTGTTCAGCAACATGGGACAACCAGTGTCCTCATACCAACGTTCTAGTAGTTTTCGTAT